GCTTTGGTCAAATTCCAAAACCCAAAAGTGGGCAGAAAATTGACCTTCTACTACAAAGATTTTTAACCTAGATTAGCTAAAATCGATCAGAAATTACGTCTCTGATACGGCAAATTACGTCTCATGGCAGGCTTGTAATTGTACGTAGACATCTTAGAATCAGACACACGCTTTACAAATTTATGCTTCCGACCGGTGCAAATTTTACGAGTCTCTTCCTCAGAATCATACATATGTGCGAAGGCCTCATTCAAAGCTTTAGCCAGTTTCTCCATCGGTTCCAAAGCTTTGTTCCACGCTTCCACCAGATTTTCACACGCTTTCTGTAATTCTTCCATAGTCGTCATAAACTCTCCTTTACGTCATAAACACGGTTTAATGGTACTTTGGTAATTTCGCCGTCCTTTTGAACCATTGCATAGTTACCGCTCCAAAAACCAGTTCCGATCTGCAATAATTCGTAAGTATCAGTATTTAATTTACATTTACCGCAATCGTCAACCACATTGAACATTTCTTGAGTAGCTACACAAGCAGAACATGTCGAGCGATCGGGTCTTACCTTACAGATTTTCATCGCACATACCTCCAAACCTTTCCTGTTCTATTGTCTTTAAGTACAACTCGACCCTCGATGTGGAAATCTGCCAATTCACAAAGCGAAAACAGAGTGTTTAGTAATTGATGAAACCTCACGTCGTCTTTGTCTTGTTCCTGCTCCACATTCTTAATTGCATTGTAAGCTGTCGGATCGTTGTAACCCTCTGCGTTTTTTCTGTCGTCCTTAGCTATCATCTCTACCTCCCCATCTCATAGAATCGTCCATCCACATGGCAGCATTTATAACAGATAGAGCAATATATCCGCCAAAAACAAGAATAGCTGCCAAGATAATAATTCCTAAAATTACAAATATCATTTACTTATCCCTCCACTTCTTCTAATCGTACGCCGCCGTACACCCAAAGATCTTCTTTGAGCTTGTCCATATCTAACTCATCGTTTTGCCACTTCTCATAATATTCGAGAACATGCTCTGTAAACTCCGGAATCCGCTTTGCATATGTTTTTGTCCAATAGTGATCCATCAGCACTTCAAGCGGCAGAGTAAGCAGAAGAATCATCGCCTGATTGATAGCATCGTTCGTAGCCTCCTGCTTAACTCTATCCAATTCACCAGATATCTTTTCTCGAACCAGGGCATCTAACTGAGCTTTTGTCAGATTGTATGTAGCGGTTTTAGATTTCTGCTCGCACTTCTGCGCTCTTCTCCTTTCAGCCCTGCTCATATAGCCGTCTCCTTAATAAACCCAGTTTTCTCTTGCCACAAATAACGAGATCCCTAACATAAGCATAAATAAAAAGAACGTTGCGTCATATTAAATAGGGACTGTCAACGCTCCAAGTACAATGGATATAAGTCCGACGACTTTGTTTTTAATCAAATCTCTTCTCACCATTATTTTTCTCCTCTTTTGACTTTGCGATGCCATCTGCTACATCATCCATTTCTATCATAGCCCCGGATTCTTTGAACTGTCTGTATACTCTGGCTGTGGCGCAGTGTTCAATGCACTTCATAACCCGGTCAAGCAGTGAGTATAGGCATACATAGCCGATAAGAAACATGATAATGATCTGAATAACTGTAAAATGCATAAATTTAATCCTCCCATTTTTCAAATAATAAAATACCCATCATTACGTAAATATCACAAATCAATACGCTCTCGTTTCTGATAAAAGACAGTATGGAACCGAATATCGTGACAATTAAGATGTATAAAATGTATTTACGCCATTTTTTCATCAGTACCTCCAGTAATCAATTCAGAATACGGAAGTTCTTCAATCCATTTGCAGAGATCTCTCCACTCATCCAGCTTATGTCCTCGACGACTCTTATAAATATTCGCAAGAACTTCATAATTCATCATGACATTACGTGTCTGGTTATAGCTGCTCGGAAGAAGCTGAATTATATTCCACCAGTAATCTTTTCTGGAAAATTCATCATTTACTTTTTGCGGTAGTAAATCATAGTTAATATATCTTTCTCTGAAAATATTCAAGTCGTTAATGATCGCTTCTAATGAAAACGCGTCACAGGTCAATTGCTCCGTTGAGAAATCCTCCAGCGTGAATTCTTTCGCTGTAATCTTGTGCATTGTACTACAGCTGTTAGCGACAGTTCCGACTTTATATGTATCAAATTCTTTCCCATTAGTGGACTATCTTTTACCCACTAAAAATAGTGAGGACACCATTTCGGTTTTCATGGGCTTCGTTTCCTAAAACCCAGCTACGTATCAATAGTAACCCTACTCCCCCGCCCAGAAGGCATAGGGGATAGCCTCTACAGGTTCATTTCAAAACGCACATTCTAAATGTAAAACTTTAATCTATATTCAAACTATAGCCTTCAATCTCGGCTTTAATTTCAAGCTGGTATAAATATTGCCCCATAGCACTTGCTTGTGATTTCCACTGTTCCATAGGACAATTTGGTTCAAAATCAAGCTTGCCAGCCTCTCTCTTTATAGTCATCGAATGGAGTTTATTATATTTATCCTTAACAAAATAATATTCTCCAATCGCTCTACTCCTGTAATCATCAGATTTAAGAAATTCAATGATCTTATCAAACGTCATAATAAACGCCTCCTTAAAATAATAATAGAAAAACCTTAGGTTATATATGTGCGCTTTGAAATGTTTCCCACGGGATTCCAATGGGTGGTTCCCCGTTAGCCACAAAACGTGACCCCTGCTGATAAACAGGCAAAGTGTTTCATTGGCAGAAAGAACTACCAATATAAAGGCGCTGTGATCCTCACATATACCGGCATCATTCTCATAAACTTTCTATGATCTGTACCGGCATTGGATAAACGCTGCATAAGTGAGTGATCTTTTTCTCCTAAACAGTAGTCGTTTTTATGTTCACATTCCATACAAAACGCCCCATCTTGTCTACAGGTACGGCTATCGCTCTTCCCCCAACTATTCATCGGGTTTCTCATGCCTTCAACGATGAATTTCATCTGCTCCGGACTCGCCAGAACTACATGTTCTAATTTAATACTCATTCGCAATACCCTCCCAGTTCGATATTTACAAGTTTTTCAGCTTCGATTTCCAAAATATTTACTTCGATATCTGATACATTCTCAACGATGGTCATCCGCCCTCTTGCAATTTCTTTTTCGTAAAGTTCTTTAATTATTAGATCTTTAGCTGCTTCTGCTACGTCTTTTTCTGTATAGATACCAAATATATTTTCTATATGTCCATATCCATCGTAATAGGTATTTCCATGAACCACATATAAAATCATCTTGTTCTCCTTTCAAAATATCCAGATCCCCACCAATCTGGATTATTATGCTCCTGTGTTAAGCATAGCCCACGGTTTTAATTACTCTTTTTCCTTCTCATAAGGAATCTGAATCACATCTCCGCCAGGAACCGTGACCGACTGCATAAGCTGACCGGTTTCCTCGTCGAAGTAAATGTTATCCATGGCGTGATCCCACTCTTCGAACTGCTCCACGATGTTTCTGCCCTTTTCTTTTCGCATTTTGATAAGCTCGTCATGAACTACACGTCTCCAAGATCTCGCAATTTCCATACGGCTCTGAGCAAGGATATTGTACAGACCATTCTCAGTCACGAAGTTGACGGAACGTCTCTGACCTGCTACTACCAAAGGTAGTTTCAGCTTTTCATCCTCCTCACACATTTCGAGCATTCTCCACTCGTTACCGCTGCTGTAGCCGATAGCATGACTAATATCTTTTGCTTTGAACAGCGGAGTGTCCAGATCTCCATATACATTGAGGCGCTTTCCTCCAAATGAAATACTTCCGGCAATTTTAATCTCTTTACTCATCTCTGTTTTCTCCTTTCGCGTTCCAGTTTTACATCAACTGCTTTCTGCAACTCTTCTGGCGTGATATTAAAAATGGACCTAAGGAATTCCAGGCAAATATACGCATCCGCCATCTCTTCCAAAAGTCCAATTCTGTTATCATACCCTCGAATCTGTTTACTGATCGCTTGCGTAAGTTCTGCGAATTCCTCCATAGCAATCGTACACTTTAATTTCCACGGCTGACTCTCAACGCTTTTTCTGATAATTCTTCGCCGCTCTTTATCCGACAACTCGATGTTGCTTTTCATGCACTGGATAAATCTATTTCGATCCATTGGTGCCATCACCGCCTTTTTATTATATTGGTTGTAAAACCGGCAGCGCATAATTTTGCATTCATATCAAGAATATTGTTAACATAAATACATTCTTGATTACTCATTCGATGCCTTCTTTTTAACTCATCGAATGTAACGGTATCACCATCCCCAAGAAGTGCTTTTAAATTCATAGCAAATGTTTTACCATTTCCACGACCATTCGGGAAGGAATCAAGTTCGCCTTTTAAATATTTCTTTTGCCAATCATGCAATTCGAATCCAAATGCTTCTTTAATTCCTTTAAAATCGCTAGATAATAAATCATCCCACTGAACCTTCATTTTCCTTTTTACATATTCGGATTCATCAATTTCGGCAAAACCTTTCGGAGCTTCTTTGAAATATCTGTTGATTTCAACCTTTTCCATAGACGGGGTGATTACATACAGAATTCCGACAGTATCATAATCGCCATTCTTAGGATCTGTAAGGAAATCCTCGGTATATACTTTATATGCTCTATCAGACGGCATATACGGCATAATAATAGGATACAGTTCGCCCATGACAGAATCGATCAGTCCGCTGTGATATGATACATTCGGATTTTCAATATTTACGCCATGGTACCGATTTACGTCATTATACTCGACAGTACCATCTTCTTTTACTTTTTTGAATAATGAACTCATCCGCTTAGACTGATACTCTTTGGAGCCATCTTTTCTTTCGAAATTGCATTTATTCCATCCATCATCTGTATCCTCGATAGGAAGAAGAGGCTTATTTTCAATAAGACGGTTTAAGATTGCTTTGGTTAAGCCAATGCTGAATCCTGAATGGCCATCCTCGCAAAGTGAACGGAATGCTTTTAATGCACTCTCATAACAAGCACAGCCGTAGTCCCACTCACCATCTTTTCTGTCCGGTTTCTCTCTGCGGCAGGCGATAGCGATCTCATTTTCAGCCCATAATTCCATATTAGATTTTTCCCGGCATGACTCTAACAGTCGGTTACGATCGTCGATGTACTCATTCGCAAATATCTTTCTGGAATCTACGCCGAATGCCTCAACAATTTCCGGAAGATTCTCATTAACAGCATCGAAGACCAGTCCTTTTTCGGCTGACCATTTAACTGCTTCATCCAGCCGATTTCCAACTCTATTTGTCCAGAGAATCAGCTTTTCTCCGTTGGTCTGTCTCTTTTTCAGATACTCGATAAGCTCTTCATTCGGCATACCAATCTCCGGCCACTTGTTCTCGCATAAAGTCCCATCAAAATCTACTGCAATAATGTTTTGTTTCATTTAAAATTTCTCCTTTCAATTTTCAAGCCATTCGTTGTCGATATAATAGAAACCGAATACGCATAATCCAATTACAATTATCCAAATCACCCAAAACATCCACAATTCAAAACCTGTTTCTAAATAATCAATCGTTTCATCTATGGTGCTGTCTTTGTAAAATGGAGAATTATCCGATATTGTTTTATCGCATAATTCGGTGAATACAGTTCCGGTATACTGGGTATTAACACCATAATATTTATGCCGGACGTAATGAGATTCGTTTATAGTTTTAATATAATCTGCACTTGGAAGATCTACTTTATTCGAATCAAAACGCTGCTCCAGGAACATAATTTCTAAGCATTTTTGCTCTTCGCTGCCAGCATAATCCCAAGACCAATATGTTTCTGTTCTGGTATGCGTCTTCCCTTTTGAATCGGTTGTTGTTACGATTCTGGTATGTTTATTATAGTGTTCTTCTATTTTTTCCACATACATATACTCGCCGCCAATTTCTGGATAAGAGACCGTATCTACAGCTATTAAGTCTCCATAAATAAACGCATCGCCGATGTTTGTTCTCATCCCGTACTCAAATAAACCGGAATCTTCAATTTTAACAGCCTTATTGTATTTCTCATTTCGATCCAGAATATAGTTTGAAATCTTTCCGGAAATCACAAATCCGATGAGAAGAAGAACAGCAATTATGGATATGCTTGCTAAAATCTCCCGTTTTGTGATTTCGAATTCTCCAAAATCAAATCCTCTTCGTCCCATAATATCAATTCCCGAACAAGTTCTGAGGTGCGTCTACCGGCGCATTGTAATTAAGGTACTCATAGTGGCGAGCCTCATATCCGAGAAGATTTAAAAATAATCGAGTCGGAAATTTCCGGACATATCGGTTGTACTCTTTGATCTGCTTATTATAATTTTCTCTGTATCCAGATATTAAATTTTCCGTAATGGATAACTCGTTCATCAGCTCTTTGTAATTCTCGTTGGATTTCAATTCCGGGTATGCCTCAGTTACCGCAGCAATCGCAGTGTTTACATTTTCAAGATTGGTTGTTTTTCCTCGCCCTTCTACAATAGCTGTAAGAGTTTCTGCCTCGTGCTTATCGTACTGCTTAACACAATCCGCCAGATTATAGACAAGGTCGACTCTTCTTTTCTCCTGTACTTTGATGTCAGAATCAGCCGTATTGACCTGCTCCTCCAATGCAAACGCTTTGTTCTGTGATCCCTGAATTCCAAAGATACACATAAAAATAACCGCTACAATTCCAGCGGCCACAATCAATACGAGTTTCCAGTTTTCTTTAATCGCTTTCATACTCTACTTGTCCTCCTTAATAATCCCAATAAATTCAACTCGCTCTTCTGACAGACTTACAAAATATCTTTTACCTTTGTAGTCAACGATATCACCATCATACTTATAATTCTTGTCCGGCTCCGAAGCATATGCTAAGATGTTTATTTTTGTCGTTCTGTTCATAGCTCCTCCAAATATCAAGCTCCAGGTTGAATAGCTGATTGATCCGCATACTGCAATGCCTGAAGTTTTTTCTTCATATTGTCTAAAATATACTCAACTGTGATTTTCGTTGTCTGCGCCAGTTTTATATACTTAGAATGTTCCTCGTACCACTTGAATATTTCATAGAGATTTCCACTCT